GCGCCGGGAGTGGGGAGAGGAATCGGCCCTGTATATCGCCTCGGTCTTGGGCCGGTTTCCTGATAACCTAGAAGATGCCATCGTGCCGAGGTCGCTCTTGTTGGAAGCGGTCGAGCGTCAGCTTGAACCAGACGGTCCGGCGCTCCTCTCTTGCGATGTGGCCAGGTTCGGCGCCGACAAGACGGTCGTCTACCGCCGGCAGGGCAACGTCTGCCGGCTGGTCTGGAAGTCCCAAGGCCGGGACACCCAGGAGGTCGCCGGACACCTCAAGATGATGGCCGAGGACGACCCGGACGTGACCGCGATAATCGTGGACGACACCGGAGTCGGCGGCGGCGTGACCGACAGGCTGAACGAGGAGAATGTGGCCGGCGGTCGGGTCCGGATTACGGCCTTCAATGGCGGGGAGAAGGCCAAGAGGTCAGACCGCTACGTGAACGCAATCGCCGAGGCTTGGCTGGAGTTGGGGCAAGCCTTCCGGGATGGTATGATAGACATCGACGACAACCCGGCAGTCATCGCCCAGCTTTCGGCGCGGCGGTATACCGTCCAGGGAGACCGGCGCATCAAGCTGGAGTCAAAGGACGATTTTAAGAAACGCTCCAGCGGGAGCCCAGACGATGCCGACGCCCTGGCGATGTGCTATTCGGCGCCGGGTCCGGGGGTGGGAGTATGGTGAGTATGCGGTATAAACCGATGATATGGGTCGCCTATATCGCCACCATATGGCTGGCGAACTGGATGATCTCCCATGTGGGAGATTGCATCCCCAAGGGGCCATGCGTCATCCCGGTCGGCCTCGGTCTCTATGCGCCGTCCGGTGTCCTGATGATCGGCGCGGCTCTCGTTCTCCGAGATGCCATCCATGAGACATACGGGCGCCGTTGGGTCATGGTTGGGATCGTGGTCGGGGCGGGATTATCTGCCGCAATCTCCCCGGCCTTGGCCCTGGCGAGTGGCGTTGCTTTTGCGGTGTCGGAGATGGGGGACTTTGCTATCTATGAACCGCTTCGGAGATATAGCAGACCGTTGGGAATCGCGGTGTCCGGCACCATCGGCGGCGCCATAGATTCGGCGTTATTCCTGGTGCTGGCCTTCGGGTCGTTGGACTTCTTCACGGGTCAATTCGTTGGCAAGACCGAGATGGCTTTCCTGGGCGCGGCAGTCCTCATCGGTTCCAGGGTGGTGCGGCGTGATCTATCTCTCAGGTAGATGGACCGGGGCGTTGGCTGATATGGGCGTGGGTCTATTGTGTCAACCCAATTATCGGATGCGGCCATTCGACCAACTGCCGGACGGCGTGTCCTGGGCGGCAGATACCGGGATATTCGGGAGTCGCCCTTTCATCCTGGATCGTTACCTCCAGATGCTCGACCGATGGACTCCACGGTCTGGGGACTGTTTATTCGCCACGGCGCCGGACGTAGTGGCCGATTGGGAAGCTACCCTGGAGCGGTCGATGCCGGTCGTGCCGACCATCAGAGCGATGGGATACCGGGCCGCGTTGGTCTTACAAGACGGAGCCACGCCGGAGACGGTCCCCTGGCAAGAGATCGATGCCGTCTTCACTGGCGGCTCCACCGATTGGAAGCTCTCCGAGGCTGCGTATCGGCTGATTGCCGAGGCCAAGCATCGAGGATTGTGGGCGCATATGGGCCGGGTCAATTCCCTCCGGCGGTTACGGGCCGCGGATGTCGCCGGTTATGACAGTGCCGATGGGACTTTCCTGACCTGGGCGCCGGACAAGAATGCCAAGCGGATGCGGCGCTGGTTTGAGAACTTGAAAATCCAACCATCGTTGTCTCTGAAAGGAATAATGGGGCCATGACCTCTAAAGACAGACCACCGGAACCTGTCCTCCATGAGGGGCCAAAGACTCCAGAGGAATACTTCGCCGATGGCCGTGAATGGCTGGTCAAGGCCGAGCGTATCGCCAAGGAATACGAGGACGAGGAGACCTTCGACAAATCGGCCAACCTCGCAGTCCTGGCGATGGCGTCCACCTTCCTGGGGATATGCGCCCAGTTCATGCAGGACCAAGAGGATGATTGAACAAGGAACTCCGGTGCGCCCACTGCGGGAAGCTGTTGGCTGAGAAGGCCGAGCGCGGAACGGTCATAGTCTGTTCACGATGCAAGACCCGCAACGAGGTTGATTGACAGGACCACTTATGATATTCTCCGTCCCAGTGACCTCCCGGTATGTGTCCGAGGCGAAAGCCCGAAGCCGGTGGAGGTCGCTTTGGCGTTTTGGGACTTCTTACGAAAGGCTGAACCGGGTGATGTGGCGGTCGCTGTCCCGCTCAATTATGATGTAGGACAGGCCACATATCCGGATGCCAGCTTTGAATCATTCGCGACCGAGGGCTACGCCAAGAGCGAGATCGTCCACGCTTGCATCCGCGAACTAGCGGTCTCCGCAGCTACTCCCCGGTATTACGTCCAGGCTCCCGCCACCGACGGCGGCGCCGTCGAGATAACTTCCGGCCTCCTCCACGACCTGACCTCTAAGCCCAGCCCGACCTCCGACTGGTATTCCTTCATCGAGAATCTGGTCACTTATCTCATGGTGGCCGGCAACAGTTATACCCTCAAAGAGCGCAACCGCTCCGGCAGGGTGTCCGCGTTATACCATCTCCGGCCCGACCGGGTCCGGATCATAGGCGGAGACCACGGCGCCGAGGGCTATGTCTACACGGTCGGCGGGAAAGATTATTCCATCCCACGAGAGGACATCTGCCACCTGGCGCTGCCGAATCCCGGCGGCGACCTTTACGGCCTGAGTCCCCTTCAAGTCCTGGCGCGGAACGTCAACCTCGATCTCAACATGACGGACTTCGCCAAGGTCTACTTTCAGAACGCCGGAGTACCGTCCGGGCTTCTCAAGATCAAACGGCGCCTCAATACCCAGGAGGAAGCCTCGACCATCCGCTCCCGTTGGCGGTCCCAATTCGGCGGAAGGAACAACTTCCACCGGATCGCCATCTTAGACGAGGATGCCGACTATGTCCCGATGGCTAATTCCCCGAAAGACATGGCATTGCCCGAGCTCCACGACCTGACCGAGTCCCGCATCTGCGCGGTCTTCGGCGTCCCGGCCATCCTGGTCGGTGCCAATGTGGGCCTTCAACGCTCGACATATTCCAACTACCGCGAGGCCCGGCTGGCCTTCCACTCGGAGACCTTGGAGCCGATGGTCAGCCGAATCCTCCGGCATATCAACCGGAATATGTTTGATGAATACAGCGGCAACGAGACCTTGACGGTGGACTGGGCCGAGATGCGGTCCGGACTTGACGACCGGGAGGCTATGACCTCCAGGGTGACCGGATTATTCGCCGGCGGTATCGTGACATTGAACGAGGCCAGGGAACAACTCGGCCTGGAAGCCGTAGCAGACGGCGCACTCCGGAGGATACCGGCAGCGATATTTGAAGTGTCCGAGGGAGCGATGGCTCCGGTCGCCGTGGGCGCCGCTCCGGTGGAGGAGTCCTTACCTATCGGGACGCTCAAGGAACTCCCGGAATTGAAGGCGCCGAGGGTGGCAAGACGGGCCGGTATATTACGCCGCCAACTCCTGGAGGACCGGGAGGAGGAGACCGACCGGATGTCGAAGCGGGTCCAGCGGCATTTCCGCGGACTCCGGAACCGGGTGGACGGCATCCTTGGCCGGTGGATGGAGCGCGACAGTTCCGAATCCAAGGACTTCCCGTCGGGCTTTGACCCATCCATGTTGGATTTACCGGACGGGATACCCGACCTGCAGGCCATCATCGAGCAAGCCATGACCCGCATGAGCAAGAAGACGGTGGACGCCATCAACGCGACCGGCCTCGCCGGGACGTTGGAGTGGACGGAACGGCTGCCCTTTGTGGAGTCGGTCCTCGTCCAGGCTCCGGCCAGGGCGTCGATGATCCACCGGACGACCAATCGGGCCATCCAGCGGGGAGTGGCGATAGCCCTTGAGAATGGCTACTCCATCGCGCAACTGGCGCGGGGCGTCCCGACCGCCGACCCTCCATTCCCTGGTCTCCGGTCCATCCTGACCGAGACCGAGAACCGCGCCCGGCTCATCGCCCGGACCGAAGTAATGAGGACGCAAAATCTGACGAGTGTCGGCTTTTTCAAAGAGCAGGGCTTTAGCTACGTCCGCGCCGACGATGTAGACGGCGACCCGGACGACAATTACGTTGACCCTGGCGACCCATACGGGCGGACATGCGCCGAGCGCAACGGCCAGATTTACACGGTCGAGGACGCCGCGAACATTGACGACCATCCCAACGGGACTTTGAACTGGCAGCCGATGCCCCGGAATTACAAGCCGGAGGAGACCGCATGATCAATAAGTTCTATATCTCGGACGCGAAAGTCTTAGACGACCGCGCCGGTATTGTCGAGGCGTATGTGAACACGATGGGGATCAGGGACGCCGATGGCGATATCATCGACCCTGCCGCCTTCGATAACAGCATCCGGGCGAACCTCCCGATTCCGGTCCTGGCCGGACACGACCAATCAAGGCTTGTCGGGAAGGTCTTATTCGCTCAATCGGAACAGACTGGCAACGGCAATGAGCATCGGCTATATACTAGGATGCAGATGAACATGGATACCCAAGCCGGTCAAGAGACCTATTCAAACATCGCGGGAGACTATATCCGCGAGTGGTCCGTGGGTTTCAATCTTCCCGAAGGTGATGCGGTCGCATATGACCGGAATGGAAAAGAGACCACGCGCCGTATCTTGAATCTGGATTGGGTCGAGGTCTCCGCCGTTATCCGTGGGGCTTCACCCTCAACATCGACCATAGCAGCCAAGACTTTGAAGGCTCCGGACACATATTCGACCAGAGAAGCGGCCGAGGCCAGGGCAACCGAATTAGGATGTTCAGGCTCACACTCGATGATGGTCGAGGGCGAGGATGTTTTCATGCCCTGCCGTACCCACGCTAGATACCAGGCAGTCACCGAGGGGAACGAATACACAGACACAGACCCGGAGATTAAGCCCTACCCCAACTTCCACGCTTGCCGCATCCTGGAGCCGGACGCCTTCGACCGCTTCCGGACATCCTCCGAGACCATCGAGGACGGGGACTTTGACGGGAAGTCTATGGAGATACTTTTCGGGCGCCATGCGGAGTCCGGGGAGTGGGCATTAACGTCTTACCGGATGCCGGTCGAGGAGTGGTCAGAAACCGAAGCAAAGGCATTCTGCCGCGCCCATGACGGCATCCTGTTCGAGCCAGCCAGCGAATCCATGTCGGACGATCCAGTTGGCGCCGCCTCTGACACGGTCACCATGACCGCCTCGGACACGGCCAGCCAGCGGTTACGCCTTGCCCGGATGCGCCTTCAATTACAAATAGACCGTTAAGGAG